TAGTGATACTTGCCGTCGTCCGGCATCCCATTACGTAACGCATCCTCGAACGCATACTCTGGGTCTACCACCTCTCGTTCGGCTTTGGTATATCTCATGTCTTACTCCTTATAGGTCTAGTGATGGTAGGCTGGCTAACACCTCGTCTACCGTACGCTTGGTTTCGGCACGCAACGTCGGGTCATCCTTGAGTGCGTCCTTGTTTAGTGGGAACTGCCCCACACCTCGGAACCTGTCCTCTAGCTTCTGACGCACAGCTTCTAAGTGCACGTCGCCGGTCACGTTGTAGTCTTTCAACATGTCCAGAAGTGGGAACAGATTGCCTAGGGTTCTGTCATGTATACCGCCCGAGCTGTCGAGCTGGGTACTGAGCGTCGAGGTGATATCATGCACCCGTTGCCATAGGTCATTACTCATGCTGCGGATGGCGTTGGTATGGTAATCCTCAAACGTGTTCTTAATGTTGGCGAACTCCTCCCCGATCATCTCGGACACAAAATGCCCCGTATCAGGTACCGGCAAGAACGACAGGCTCCATGCGAATTTCCTACGCATACTCTCAACGGATGGGTAATCGTCTTGGTCGTACAACATACCGAGACCATCGAACGCTGCGTCGTGCACCCTGCCCCACTCGTAAGAATCGAGGAACCCTGCCTCGTGCTTGGTGTATGCCAAACCCTGCTCATCGTATGCCCGCACGTCGTGGCCTAGCACTAACTCCCAATACCTGTTTTCTAGTTCAGAGAAATGGGCAGCTATCTGGGGGATCGCAGCGACGGGTATAATCCTGTGTCCCATCTTGCCCCATGCCAGAGTCATGGCCTTGAGATCTGTTCGGGCAACTCGTACGATCTTGTTGATCGCCTCGAGCATTTTGTTACCCGCGAACCGATTCTTGGTTACTTGTACATCCTTGGGATTCTGCACGTTGTACTGAATCATGGCCGCTTTGGTTGCACGCTTGTCGATCTTGCTGCCCCGAATCTCGGATATGCTTAGTTCTAACAAGACTGCGCAACTTGAGATCGAGGGTGCGGATACCTCGGGTAACGCGGTGACGTTTATGTCGTGTTGCATTGGAACCTCCTTATTGGTTGATTTGTTAGTAGCGTACTAACAAACGTGGTTTAGGTGAAAAAATTCCCACCAGACATATAGTATACCATAGAGGGTAGGTAATGTCAAGTAAACGTAAAACATGTGTGGGTGGTGTAAGTGACGGTATGTCTCGGTATGTACTGTAATGTACTGTAATGTACTTTTGGGGTGGTTCGCAAGTACTTGAAAGTAAAGCTATGTTCAGATGTTCGGGAAATGAGCATTTTTGCACCCCCTTTAACGGGGGCTACAGAAAACCCTGTTTTAACTTTTAAACAACATCAAGAAGTTGGTGTTCCTTTTTAAAACTAAGTAAAACTGCTCTAAAAAAGAACATTATAAAATATATATATATATGATAGAAATACTGTAAGTATACAATTACGGTTACCATTACTTACCACGAAACACCACGAATCAAATGTTCGTTTTAGGGTCGAAAAAAACGGAACATTGCGGAACATTACAGGAACATTACAGGAACATTAGGTGGGGTTGCGTCCCGATGGGTTGGGTGCGTCTTACTTATCTTCTACCGGGATTTGTTAGTAGCGTACTAACAAACAGGTTAAGTAGTTGGGGTTCAACGCTAACACTAGGAACTGGTATCAAAGCGTGGCGCGACTGGATGAGATCCAACGCTAACACTTGGAACTGGTATCAAACCCCGCCGAAGCGGGGATGATTTTTAGAGGTGGGATTGGGTGGCGCAGTAAGCATATAAAGCTTGAAAGGTAGGGAAGCGCATTTGCTTGTAGATAATAATCATGTTTTAAACTCCAAAAAAATGGGGGCCGAAGCCCCCGTGGTTTACTTGATCTCAGCAGGTTTGACGTAGTTCGTCGCCGTTTTAGCGTCTTCAAGTGCCTTGATTAGCGCGGCCAATGCCATGCCAGTGTCGTCTGAATCCATCATTGCCATCGCGGCAATCTGGGTGCGCGTGCTCTCAAGTGATTCCCAGAGCTGCTGATTCAGCGGTATCTCGCGTGCCTTCTCAGCTTCCTGTTTATGGATCGGGGTCACACCGTCGAGTCTAGCTATCGCATTGCCTAGACGGCCTAGGAAGTTATTAGCTTGACCGCGCCAATTATTGTATTGCTTTAACTCGGCCTTGCTAAATACCTCTTTGCGTTCCTTCGCGGTCATCGCGTCACCGCGCTTGACGTGGGCTTGACGTTCCTCAGACATGCCATCGAAGGCCGCGCGCCGCGCCGCATTGTAATACGCTGCATGGGCGGGTTTACGCTCTGGTTTTAACGCGTCACTCTTCCCATTAGTGAACGGGGAGAACAGCAGGTCGCACGGGTGTAAGCCGCATTCCTTCGCCGTCTTGACGGTCGCGGGATCCTTTCGAATCAGTCGCGCCGTGGTATTGATCACGTCCACTAACTGGTCACTAGCGCGCCGTACGGTGTTGTCAGCTTCCGCTGCGCTAGTAATAAGGGCCAGCAATGTCTTTTCGTTTTTTACTGTCATTTGTATATCCTCTAAGTTATGTTGTGGTTTGTTAGTACTGTACTAACAAAGCCGTTAGGCGTTGGGGTCATCCCCGAACGCAAAGCTATAATCTCATACTTTGAAACATGTTCAACAGTTAGCAGGGCACATTGGCCCAATGGCAAACGCCCATGACCCACCCGCCCCCTATGCCCCCTTCAGGCCGTCAGGAGTCCCACATGCTTATATATTACTAGTTTCCACGAATACTCAGCATTTTTTTGAAATCCTAACACCCCACCCCCTCTATATAGGAACACCCCCCGGTAGGAGTCCCAACCTCCTTGCATAAAAAATTATTTTTCGGTATAAACCGTTTTAAACGGTTAGGTACGTAGTTATGGCAGAGCGAAGACCAGAGTGGCGAGCGTTGGGGTTTAGTAGTCCTGAAGCCTACGCAGATGCTGTCGCTGCATCTAGAGAAATGCTTGATATCGAATACCTCATGGGGGTTCAGGATAAATTACCCGAAGGGTATAAGATGAACCAAGGGCCGGGAGCCGTGCTTACTGCGCTTGGACTATACGGTGACCAAACAGATAACCCACGGTCTAGCCAACCTGCAAACATAAGAAGCTACACTAGACCTATAGGTGGGGATAGACATAGGACATTGGGGCGATACATAGCCCCGTATAAGACCTATGACACATACACGCCAGATTTAGAGGAGGAGTTTGGTAAACAACTTGCCAGCCGGTATAGCGGTATTCAGGCCGCTATAGTTGGTGGCCCTACCCAAGAGGATGATGTTTTTGTAGATCAGACACTACAATACAATAAAGTTGAAGGGCGTCCATACGAAAATACGTTAAAGCATGAGTTGCGGCATAGAGGGCTTGCTTCCGAAAGAGCGGCTAGGCTAAATGATGTGCCCGAAGGCGCGAGCGTAATTGGCGAAGAGTCGCAGAAGAGGAAAAGTCTAAGGGATGTAGAACGCCGCGAACACCCTATATACGAGCTTATACGCCAGTTGCAGGTGGGTGAAAAGAACGTAGAAGAGTTGGGGTATACGGACAGGCAATACCTGAAAAGCCTAAACGAACTGGAGATGAATCTTTTAGGGGGTATGACCGAAGAAGAGCGCATGAGGTTAGGTTTTATACCTGAAAAGAAAGAGCCGGGATTCCTAGATAAGTTAATGAGTATAATGGATTAATGTTGCAAAAAATTATTTTTGGTGTAAATTGGTGCCATTAGATACTAACCAGTGTATATCTATGACAGTGATGCTTCAGCCAGAAGTCGGTATACCCATATCAGCGGACATGCCGTACCTAGATCTTAAAGTCCGTGCGGAAGCTGCGTGCAATACTGCTTTGTTATTGGCAGAACACGGGTTAGACATCACCCCAAACAAAGAAGACAAAGACGTAGCGGCTGGTATAGCAATAGATTACGCAGAGAACCCAGAGAAAACCTCTAAGACACTATCAGTTACCCGCTCTTCTAAGCTAACACCTGCCTCGTTAGTACTTACTAACAGCATCCTGCAAGAGTTTGGACAGTCTGTGGCCGAGAGTGCTACCCAGATACGACATCTTGTCACCAACAAGCTCCTGTTAGAGTCAGAGAACCCAGACCCACGGGTAAGAATCCGTGCCCTAGAGCTGTTAGGTAAGATCTCAGACGTTAGTTTGTTTGCAGAGAAGTCAGAAGTCACTATAACGCACCAGTCTACGGACGATCTACGTGCCAAGCTGCGTCAAAAGCTGGAGAAGTTGGTCAATCCGCCAGAAGAGTTGGGTGCCCCTATCGTATTTGAGGGCGAAGTAATCGACATTGACGCTGAACTAGGTATAGAACCGGCTAAACCCGAGATAGATGAAGAGTATGACGATGAGTGAAGTCGCATTTGACTTTACAGAGGATGAAATCCAAGTGATGTTGGATAATCTTGACGAGTATACGCAAGATGAAGTCCTTGAGATCGATAAATTAGTTGAGGAACTGAGCGCACGTAAGAGAAGTAAGTTAGCGTACGACGATTTGATAGAATTCTGCAAGGCGATGATGCCTGAGTTTATTGTGGGTAAACATCACCGCATACTGGCCGACATGCTGATGGCAATTGAGGGTGGGGACAAGGATCGGGTATGCGTAAACATACCCCCACGTCACGGTAAGTCCCAGTTAGTTTCTATTTTCTATCCAGCGTGGTATTTGGGCAGAAATCCTAATAAAAAGGTCATGATGGTGTCTCATACTACCGATTTAGCGGTAGATTTTGGCCGTAAAGTACGTAATTTAATCAATACTGACGCCTATAGATCAGTGTTTCCTACGGTTAATTTGGCCTCTGATTCTAAGTCTGCAGGCCGGTGGAACACCAGTGTAGGGGGTGAATACTATGCCTGTGGGGTAGGTTCTGCCCTTGCTGGACGTGGTGCTGACCTGCTTTTGGTGGATGATCCACATTCTGAGCAGGACGTTATTAACGGTAACTTCTCGGTATTTGAGAAAGCCTATGAGTGGTACACGTTTGGGGCACGTACGCGTCTTATGCCCGGAGGGCGGGTAGCGATTATTCAAACCCGTTGGCACATGGATGACCTGACAGGCCGTGTTGTGCGGGATATGACTCAGAACGATAAAGCTGATGAGTTCGAGGTGATCGAGTTCCCTGCGATCCTAGAGACCTCGGATAAGAAGACGGGTAAACCCGTACAGAAGCCGCTGTGGCCTGAGTTCTTTGACTTAGACGCTTTGCTACGGACTAAGGCGTCGATGCCGGTCTTTCAGTGGAACGCTCAGTATCAGCAGGAACCTACGGCGGAAGAAGCTGCCATCGTTAAGCGTGAGTGGTGGAGTATCTGGACGAAGGAAGATCCGCCCAAGTGCGAGTATATTATCATGTCATTAGATTCTGCTGCGGAGAAGCACAACCGTGCTGACTTTACAGCCCTGACGACGTGGGGTGTCTTCTTTAATGAAGAGGTAGAAGCGTACAACATCATTTTGCTGAACAGTATTAAGAAGCGGTTAGAGTTTCCCGAACTAAAAGAGCTGGCGTTGGAAGAGTACGCTGACTGGGAACCCGATGCGTTTATCGTGGAGAAGAAAAGCTCTGGTGTGGCGATCTATCAGGAGATGCGCCGTATGGGACTGCCAGTACAGGAATATACCCCTCATAGAGGATCTGGTGATAAACTAGCGCGTTTAAACTCGGTAGCAGATATTGTAGCATCAGGTATAGTATGGGTGCCCGAAACTCGCTGGGCAGAAGAAGTAGTTGAAGAGATTGCTGGATTTCCCTTTATGAGCCATGATGACCTAGTGGATTCGACAGTCATGGCACTGATGCGTTTTAGGCAAGGTGGATTCATACGCTTACCAACTGATGAACCTGATGACATACGTTACTTTAAACAACGACGTGGCGGGTATTACTAAGAGTAGAAATTATGGCAATTGAAAAAGGTTTGTACGCTGCACCAGAAGGTATCGACGACATGCTCGAAGGCGAGATTATGGACGACGATATGCTGGGGGAAGGGTTAGAGATTGAGATAGTTGATCCCGAACGAGTCACGTTTTCTGATGGTAGCATGGAGGTTACGTTAATCCCTGATGCCAACGAAGCAGACCTTATGGGGTTTGATGATAACCTTGCTGAAGCGTTGGATGATGGCGAACTGCAAGAACTTGCACAGGATTTAGTTGGGCTGATCGATGCAGATACCGATAGCCGAAAAGATTGGGCTGATACGTTTGTCAAAGGACTCGACGTATTAGGGTTCAAGTACGAAGAGCGCACAGACCCGTGGGAAGGTGCCTGCGGGGTTTACTCTACTGTACTGGCCGAAGCCGCGATACGTTTCCAAGCAGAGACGATGAGCGAGACTTTCCCAG